ATGTAGAAGTCCATCATCTGAAGATAACGGTTAACTTGCTGATTTATCAGCGGTAGATACTTCTTTATGATTTTGGATTTAACTCCACCGTCTCTAAGCAAACTATACGAAAAATCGTAATAGTTTATCGTGTCCTTACGTGAAGATAGTTCGTCGTATGTAGTTGTAAGATTGTCCTGGAAGGTTGTTAACTTGTCATGCTCAGTATTTCTGTTTGCAAGTTGATCGGTAATTCTTTGAATCTCCGATTCCAGATCTCTGATTTGTCGTTGACAGCCAGATATCTTTGTATTATTTTTAGAAATGCCATGCGTTAATGTTGTGATCTCCTTCGATAGGGCAGTAAAGTGACGCTCTCTCTCTTCTTCGTTTTTAAGAGTATCTTCTAGTTGTTTAAAACCAGCTTGTAACTCCTTTGCTCTATTTTGAGCGTCTTCGATTTTATTTATTCTGAACTCTTCCTCGATGGGTTGAGTACATGTAGGACACGTTACATTCTCTGTAAAGAACTTATGCTCTTTAGTAATGGTTGCTACCTTCTGAGAGATTTTCCCCTTTAACCCACCAAGGGTGCGTAATTTTTCTGTAGCACCTGTTACTTCTTCCTGTTTCTGTGTCAGAATATCCACTTCTTTTTCTGTACTATTATTCTCCATTCTATAACGATCTGATTCCTGAAGGAGATTACTAATCTTTTCTTTCTTCTTGTTTATATTATCATTACTTCTATCTTCTAACTCTTCAATAAACTCCTTTTGCATATTAATCTTGTCAACCAAAGATTCTTTCTTTAAAGAAAGGACTTTTATCTCATCCTTGGTAAAACGAATCTTTTCTTTAATTAAATTATTCATTGAAGAAAAGATTTTAATATCTAAAAGATCCTCAATAACTTCTCTTCGATTAGATGCAGTAAGTTGCATAAAAGGAACAAAAGTACTTGAACCTAAAATAACAATCTGAGTAAAAGACTTATAATTCATCTTTAATGCATTTTGCTCCAACCACTTCTGCTGATCAACTGCAGAAGAAAATTGATCCATTACATTTCCATCTCTCCAAATCTCAAAAATATTGGGTTTAATTCCCCGTACAACTTTCCACTTAATTTGTCCTATAGAAAATTCTACTTCAACTCTACAATCTTTTTCATTAACACTATTAGTTAATTGTGGTTTACTAATTTTACGAAATGGCTTATTAAACAAACTAAAAGTTAAGGCATCCAATACAGTGCTCTTACCTGTTCCATTAGATCCAACAATTAAAGTAGTGTTATTTTTTGTAAGATTAACTTCAGTATATTGATTACCGGTACTTAAGAAGTTTTTCCAACGTATTTTCTCAAATAAAATCATGCTCAATATCAGGAGGAATCACAATATCATTAGGAGTAATAACCGTATAATTATATCCATGAATTTTACAAGTCTTGACCATTATCTCATCTTCCACTTCCAAAACATGCATCTCAGGATAATCATCATCTTCTAACATCATAGCATACCTAGTAGCATCATCTTCTTCTTCAAACAAATAAAGGATCTGATTTCCCTGACCATCTCTCACAGAATATGCGCCTTCCCTTTCTTTACCGGCAACAGTTAATATAAACATCATATTAACTCACATGCTTCCTGATAGACTTCTTGCATCATCTTCTGAACTCTTGATTTATCAAGAGTAACATCTGCCTCCTCAATATATCTATTAAGAATAGACATAGTATCTTCTGATTCAAACTCCTCAGAATCTTCACTATCATACCATCCTCCGAAATCAAAATTCTCAACAATTTTAATTTCTGCTACATTGGAATTATACAGCTTATCGATAAATTTTTCAAATTTCTTCGTATTTGTTTTTTTACGAACAATAACCTTTACAATCTTACCCTCATATTCTCTTGTGTCAAAAGTTTGATATGGAGTATCCTCATAGAAAATCTTATAAAAAAGACGATACGGATTATTAATCGGAGTATGCTCTAAAGTTTCTGTATCAAAAAGATGAAATCCTCTAATACATTCAAAATCATTCCAATATATCTCATACGGATTTCCTAAGTAATGAATATTTCCTTGATTTGATCGAGTATGAAAATGACCAGAATAAACTCTTTCAAATTTCTTAAAATATTTCATATCAAATCCATGATCCATTATTACTTGTTGAGTAACAATAAATCCATTGAGTTCTAAATGTCCCATGACAACAGGACATTTTGTTTTCTTAATACATTTAATAGTATACTCCTCATTCTCTTGATTAATCCATGGAACTAAAAGAATTCCCAGATTGTCTATTTTAATCTCGGTTGTTTCTGAATATATTTTTACATTCTTATATTCACGCAATAATAAATCTATTGCATTTACTTCATTTGTATTCTTATAATATGCAGTATGATTTCCTACAATAGTATGAATAGTATAATCTTTTAATTTATTGTAATAATTATTCTTTGCCCAGGATAAAGCCGAAAAGTCGATACCTTTACGGCTGTCGAAGGTATCGCCCATGTCAACAATGGTCGTAATACCTTCTTTCTCAAGAGTCGGAAAAAATACATCATTATAAAACTTTAAAAAATAATCATGAAAAAGTTTTGAATTTTTTCGTGCTCCAAAATGTTGATCAGTAATTATTGCTATCTTCATTTGTTAAGAGTAGGTCTATTATTAAATAGTAAATTACCTGATAACGTTATTCTCGTATCATTATATCTATGCTTACAAACATGATGTTTTAAATATGCAGGAAA